TACACTCTGGGTCACTGCATCTCGCCATTAGTGTCCTCTCAATTTGGTGGGCAAGGATGGATTCGAACCACCAATGCATACGCATTCTGCCGGGTTACAGCCGGGAGCTTTACCAGTTCAGCCACTTGCCCGTAGTACCTCTCGCTTCTGCTTTGCCATCAACTCTCTCCAATCTCCTACTGTCTGTTTCCTATTATACACAATAGGCCCATCCATGTCAAGAGATATTGCTGGTTTCTTCTTAGGTGGTTTCCAGTAATGGTTTATAGTCTTACCTATTCTCTGTGTTATAACAGCGTTAGCCAGAGAGGCGTAACCTAATCCACCTGTATATATTATTCTTTGTTTCTTATGATAGCTTTTCTCTGGCCCTTTATAATCTTGTAGTAAAAAGTATACTTCGAATATATCTTTTCTAGCTCTTAACTTCTGTCTAGTAGTTACATTAGTAAATTTATTTATTCTATCTACTGTGTCTAAACATTTATTAAGATAATAATCTAAGTAGAAACCATCTCCTTTTTTTATATCATGTCCTATTCTATTAGGTATATTCTGTATCTCTTTTACTATCTTCCTTAGAGTTGGTGTTATATTTCTTTTCATGTTGTTATTATACCACAGTTGTACACTAAAAGCAACAAAAAAATAAGGCTTATTACTTCTTTACTATCAATTAGTTATATAATTTCAGTAGTTATATGAAGGGGTATACATTAAAATGGATGATACATACAGCCGAACACGTAAATTGAAACGAGCCAAGCGTAGAAACTGGGTTGCCAAACATAACGAGCATAGGCCCCAGGTACACCGAGTTAAGAATAAACCTCGGCGTACCAGACCGTTCACGTTTGAAGAACTAGACGAGTTGTAATCGTTCGTCACGGTACTCATCGAGTAACCTCTCTGCAACTACGTCTACAGTTAGGGGTCTATAATCTTCTCCATTCTCGAATAGATGATACATAATTGACTCCATCTGAGAGCTAGTAAATTCTTCGCCCTGCTCTGCTGCCAATGCGTCAAGCTCTTGCTCTACTTCAATCATAAAATCTTCAAAGTCCATTGTCATTTACCCTCAAGTTCTAGTAGTGAATTGTCAAGCTCATCGTACATACGCCACGTATTGATCTCTTCCTGGTACATCTCGTTATCGTAACGGCTTTGTTCGTATGTATACTCTTGCATCTGGTCACGCCGTCTAGATAATGCTTTGTAATCAATGGGTTCCGTTGGTTCTAGTGATGGTTCGCTGGTTAGGATTGGTCTAAAGTGTCTGCTCATGTTTCCATATCTCCCTATCTTGGATTGCTGTGTTGATGTCAAAGGATAGATTACCAAGGTGGTCGAGGTCTGTCAAGTGAGTACCTAATATATCACCTGAACTATCGAACAGCCTTAGAATCACAACATCTGTTGCCGGTCTTGGCTCCAGTTTTATATGCACCAATTCGTTTGATACTTCCTTAGTGAAATTACTCATGCTTATCTCCAGTTGTTGAGACTATAGCATACCAGACAGAGAGAGTGTTGTCTGTCCAGTATGCGTCTAGTTCTGTTCTGATTGCGACAATTAATCCTCGTCTTCTGGGTCTAAACTTTCTCGGATTTCGTCCCAATCTATCGCGTTGAAGTCTATCATGTCTGTGTAGATGTTACAACTGTCACCAATCATCTCATGAAAGTCATCTTCCAACGTAGATTCCAGATAATTTACATCGTCCATTGTTACCGGGTTAAACCATAGTGGAACCAACCACGTTTCCCTGTTTGCCCATCCGTTGTATGTTCCGTCTTGCATTTATAGCTCCTGTTGTCGTGTGATTACTTTAATTTTGTACCCTAGTTCCTTTATACTATGCCGGACTTCATGTGTCAAGGTCTTAGTCTGAGCGATGGCACAAAATAGCTTTGCCTTGTCGCATATAGGATACACGAAATCGCTACCATAGACAGACTTAATTTCCACGTTGATTTCCATTTAGGTTGTCCCGTGTGAATGGTTGGTTGTCGTATAGGCTGAGTCACCGTAATAAAAATCAGCCTCATTGCCTGCCATTACTCCGACCGGCCCAGCGTCTTGAGTAAAGCCCCAGATTTTCATACGCTCTCGCCAGGTGGGATGTATCGGTGCTAATACTTTGACCTCTTGCCCTGTGTACTTGCCTTCTTTGATTGTGTATCGGTTGATAATTTCCATTGTTTAATTTCCTTTTGAATGTTGGATTGATTTGGCTAAATTAACAGCTTGTCTGCGTCTGAGATTATAAGGCTTTGGTAACATCTTTTTACCTTTCATTTTGTATCTGCGTGGGTCGTCTTTAGGATACTTCATATTTTATTACCTGTTTAGACTACCTGTAGTCCGTTAATTTTCAACTGTATAGCAGATTCTAACATAAAATGACCTACCATGCAATGCCTGGGAGCGTCATTAACTTACGAGAAAACGACACAGTAGAACACCAGAAAAAATGCTGACGTTAATGCAAAAAACCCCAGTAAATTATTCATGTGTTTTCACCTTATCAATGTAAACGCGCAAGCATTTAGATTTATTTATAGGTTGTCCAGCAGGATAGTCACGCCAGTTTAGTCCGTCTTTCTGGTATTGACCTTTGACTCGTAGTATATAGCTGTCTTTGTTGAGATATTCCCGCATCGATGCGACCAGGGCAGCACCTTCTGCATTGTTTGGGATGTCACTGAATACGTATCTGTACATGATGTCCTCTTAACGGTAGTGTGCAGGAATTGCACAGTTGTGAGTGAATACTGCAATGGCGAACCCTCTCGGAGTAGCTGACCTGATGTTCTTGGTCTTTAGTGATTTTCCACCGAGCTTTCTATGCTGCGTGGATGATCCGAAAGATTGACAGTCCACAGGTAATTTAGTCGGCATTGTAAACCCATTGCCCGACCATATACAGGTGAGCTTGCTATATCCGTCCATAGGTGCGATGTAGTCGGGATATGTTGGATGCTCGGCTGCTGATACAGGGATGTATTGCCCATATTCGAAAGGATGAAAAGTATAATCTGGCTTGCGCCATAGCGTAGATAATACCGATACCGGATTCTCTACGTAGTATGGACAGCCAAACCTTTCGCCAAGCTCAGCGCACATAATCGCATAATTTGCAGCGATCTCTTGAAATCTCTCGCACTTTTCGCGCTTAATTTTGAAGAACCTCGCCCCTGATACCGCCATATCGGTGCATACAGGGAAACTGCACAAAAAAGCGACTTCACCTTGATGATCTTCATATATATCATCTAATACTCTTGGATCGTGCAGGTCGGCAGGTAGAAAAGAAATACTACCGGCACCAACAATTTCCCTGTGTCCGGTGTGCTGAATATCATAGCAATAGCAGTCATAACCAGCATCTGCCCAAGGCTTGACAGCCTCACCAGTAAAATCATACAAGCTAATTACCTTCATTGTTTCGCTGCTCTTAATTGATAAAGGATAGCGGAGTTTACCATACTCCACTATGCTTTGTCAACTTAAAGGTGCGCCAGGTAGCCCCAGATAAAATAATTAAATCCGCAGAACTGGACAAGGTTAAGACCTAAGAAACACCACATAAATATTCTGGTGTACTTTAAGTCCTCGCGAAGTACAGCTATCATAGTTTGTAGTCTCATTATTCGTACCACTCCTTGCGCCCCTCAGGACGCGACCAGTTAATAAAATATGGGCAGTTTGTCCCTTCTTGAGCATAACGCTGTATTTCATACGACTCAGCGGTATCACGCGCATTTAGGTACATTCTAAAGGATATACCATAGAATACGCTTTGATTCTTTTCCTGCTCACAAAAAGCCTTTATAAGCTGTCTTGAATCCTGATATTGGTTAAAAGAAATCATATTAATCCTTGCTGGTTACAATGCCACCAGCGGGGCTTAGAGGGTTAGAAGTTCCAATAATCACCAGATGCACGATCTCGCAATTCCTGATCCAGTGCGCGGTCATGCTCTTGTAAGCGTCTTGCTTCTGCTTCTGCTTCACATTCGTTAATATTGCCCTCTGTGACTTCGTGCAGTGTAGCTTCTAATTCGGCAACTTGAGCTTTTAACTTTTCAATTTGCTTCTGCTTCTGCTCAATTTCTGCATCCATCTGTGCTTCGTTATCATCTGCCACCTTGCAGATAAACTTTACTAGACGTTCGGCTTTGTCCTTGTCCTTTAAAGCCTTAATGAGTAATCGGTTCATGGTTCTTTTCCCTCTGTGTGTGTAATCCAGAATCTCAAATATATAGTATAACTAGAATCTTGTCAAGCCCCAAAATGCGACTAGTACAGTCCAACGTGCGCCAGGTGCCAAAGTATACCTGACGCGCTATCGCTTGTCTGACTCTGCGAGAGTCCACGATGGTACAACGATCGCGTCCACTCTTGAGTCTCGATATGAAAAAGCCGATAAAGAATCTACACACCAAGGCTATCATTCTCTATAGGTATATCACTCCTGAACAACCGCTGTTGCTGTGCGTAGTGAGCGGAGCGGGGTAGCTGTTAGGCTTGTAAGGATATCCAACCCACACGCACACACGGTGCTTGTAGGGTTCTGTTAGGATGAGCGCAGCGAATACCCATGTTGGTGTTATCTGTCTGCCGTTGTTGCTGTGTTGTTGCCAATCGAAGCCCAGGAACCCCCGTACCCCCTTTTCTTTTTTACATTATAATATATATCCTTCCCATACAGCGGAGGGTAAAATAGACAACATAATCAAACACTAATATGGCTAGAAAAAAGGACAAGAACTGGATTCAAAAAGCTAATCGTTCCATAGCTAAGAGGGGAACTAAGGGCAAATGTACGCCTATAACCAAGAAAGGTTGTACTGGTAAAGCTAGAACTCTAGCCAAGACATTCAAAAAGATGGCGAAGAATCGAAAGAAGGGATAAAATGGTAAGCAATGAGAAACATCGCAGGTTTATAGATACTTATGCACTCTCTGGTAACTCAACACAGTCTGCAATAGAGGCTGGTTATTCAGAGAAGTACGCTAAACAGACAGGATATAAACTAAAGACTCAATATCAGGATGAGATAGCTGCTAGGGTACATACTATCCTACCACAGATTATTTCTGAGAATCTTGCTATTGTCCAAACTCTAGCCAGAGAGGGTCAATCTGAGTCTGTACGCCTGAATGCGTCCAATAGTCTACTAGATAGAGCAGGATTAAAACCTGTAGAACGCATAGAAACCAGCACATCTGATAGAACCCCGGAAGAAAGGAGTCAAAGGATAGATGCCCTCCTCAAGAAAAGGCAGCATTAGTAAGGAAGAAGAGAAAGAACTAGAAGACTTATTAGCTGAAGAAGAGCTTGAGAATCGCTTTAGCAGGGTAGATAGTTATGACCCTTACCCCTACCAGTTAAAGTTCCATAAAAGTGGCTCAGAGGCAAACCAGAGGCTCCTGATGGCTGCTAACCGCATAGGTAAGTCCTACTGCGGGAGTATGGAACTATCTTACCATCTGACGGGCGTGTATCCTGATTGGTGGGAGGGAAGAGAATATGACCGTCCTATCGTTGCATGGGCGGGTGGAGTGTCCAACGAGACAACGAGAGATATTGTACAATTTGAACTATTGGGTTCCCCTGATGACCCGGATGCGTTCGGTTCCGGTACTATACCGAAAAACCATATAATAAAGACTGAACGGAAGCCCGGTGTCCCTAACGCCAAATCGGTCGCCCTAATCAGGCACGTTAGCGGTGGGAACTCGTCTTTACATTTCAAAGCCTATGAGATGGGGGTTGAGAAATGGCAGGGCAGATCGGTAGATTGTATCTGGTTGGATGAAGAGCCAAGCAGAGAAATCTACTCACAGGCAGTAACCCGTACTCTTGACAGGAAGGGTATGGTATATATGACCTTCACCCCGGAAGCGGGGATGACTGAGACAGTCGCATCCTTCATGAATAACCTTCAGCAAGGCCAATCCCTGACAAACGCTACATGGGATGACGCATCTGAGAAGGTTGAGACATTATACAAGAAGCAAGGTCATCTAAATGAGCTAGTAATGGAGCAGATACTCTCCAGTTACAGCCCACATGAAAGAGAGATGCGGAGATATGGCAGGCCATCCATTGGTTCTGGCCTTATATTTCCTATTAACGAAGAGAAACTAATGGTCGATCCGGTGCATATAGAGGATCATTGGCCTAGAATAGCAGCAATAGACTTTGGTTGGGATCATCCGACAGCGGTAGTTTGGGGTGCTATTGATCGTGATGAGGATATATTCTATGTCTATGATTGCTACCGTATGTCTAAAGCATCGCCCACAGTTCATTCTCAAGCTATACGGAGCAGACCTAGCTTTATCCCCATTGCTTATCCCCATGACGGCAATAGACGAGATTCTATGGGTAATCCCGGTCTGGCTGACCAGTATCGTAATCTAGGCTGCAATATGAGGCTGGATCACTTTACTAACCCGCCTGCATTGGGAGAGAACAAAGGTGGTAATAGTATTGAAGAAGGTTTGATGGCAATGATTCAGGCCATGGAAAATGACAAGTTCAAGGTATTCAGTACCTTGTCTGATTGGTTTGAAGAGTTCAGGATGTATCACAGGAAAGGCGGCAAGGTTGTACCCTTACGGGATGATATAATGTCTGCAACACGTTACGCTTTTCAATCACAACGCTTTGCCGTATCAGGTGAAGACCTAGAATGGACAAAGGATGTGACTTACGGTAACTATGGAATTGTTTAATGGCGCAAGAAAAGATAACTGAAGAAGACCTGATTACTAGGATTCGTGGTGAGATAACCGATTCCCTTGGTTATATGGGGGATACTATATCCCACCAGCGGGAACAGGCTATGTCATATTACTACGGTCTTCCGTTTGGTAATGAGGTTGATGGTCGGTCACAGTATGTTGATTCTACGGTACAAGATACTATAGAATGGATAAAACCGTCATTAATGCGTGTATTTGCATCCGGGGATGAGATGGTAAAGTTCACTCCTCACGGCCCAGAAGACGTACAGATGGCTGAACAGGCAACTGATTACGTTAATTACGTTTTTACAAAAGACAATCCGGGTTGGGAGATACTTTATTCCTGGTTCACGGATGCCCTTTTATCTAAAAACGGTATTGTAAAAGTCTGGTGGGAAGAGTACGATGAATCCGTTAGAGAAGAATATAAGAACTTAACAGACGATCAGTTCAATTATCTTGTTTTACCAGAAGAAGTAGAGGTTATTGAGCATACTGCCCATTCTGGCGGTGGTGAGTATGGTGCACAACCTATGCAGGAAATGGCTGTCGAGGTTACATTCCATGATGTAGTTATAAGACGTACCGGAAAGAACGGCAAAGTAAAGATTGAAAACGTACCACCTTCTGAATTCTTGATCTCTAGGGAATCCAAGAATATACAGGATGCTAGATTTGTCTGCCATCGAGTTTTGAAAACTCTCTCTGAACTAAGGGAGATGTATCCAGATCAAGACCTTGAACATGAAGATTTGGGTGGTGGCGATGATGATATGGATGAGTTTTCTGGGGAGCGTTTAGAGCGTTACGCATTTGATAAATCAGCCCAATTCTGGGAAGGTTGGGGTGGTGATCCCACTTATGGCGAAGACGGTCTAAGAACTTACTGGTTGCATGAATCTTACTTAAAGACAGATTTTAATAATGACGGCATAACAGAACTCAGGAAGCTATGCACCGTAGGTTCTACTATCCTTGCTAATGATGAAATAGATTCAATACCGTTTGTATCTATTACGCCAGTAAAAATTCCACACAAGTTCTTTGGCCTATCTATTGCAGACCTTGTTATGGATTTACAGTTGATGAAGAGTACGCTTATGCGTAATCTTATGGACAATATGTACAATCAGAACTTTGGACGATACGCAGTCCTTGAGGGCCAAGCGAACTTAGATGACTTGCTTACGCAAAGACCCGGCGGAGTGGTTAGGGTAAAATCCCCCAATGCTGTCACACCTCTAGCTACTCCCGCCCTTGAACCCTATACATTTCAAATGCTTGAGTATCTCGATAGTGTTAGGGAGTCTAGGGCAGGAGTATCACGTATGTCTCAGGGCATGAATGATAATGCTCTGACATCTCATACAACCGCTACTGCTGTAAACGCTGTGATGACTGCTGCACAAAGCCGTGTAGAGCTTATAGCCAGAAACTTTGCAGAAACTGGTGTGAAAGATTTGATGGGTAGGATATACGAATTGTTACTTAAATACCAGGATCGTGAGCGTGTAGTTATGCTGCGTAATAACTGGATTCCTGTACGTCCTGACGCATGGAATGACAAGTATGATTGCACTGTTAGCGTTGCATTGGGAAGTGGCAATAAAGATCAACAGATGATGCACTTGTCTCAGATGCTTTCATTTGCTGGCGAAGCAATGAAGGGTGGCTTACCTATTGTTAGTGTACAGAATATGTACAACTTAGGTGCTGCACTTGTTAAAGCGATGGGATTCCAGAATGTAGATGACTATCTTACCAATCCTGCAAATATACCACCACAACCCCCACAGCCTGATCCAGAACAGCAGATGAAGGCGATGGAGATGCAGGTAAAACAGAAAGAGTTAGAAATTAAATCCGCTGAAGTTCAGTTAAAAGCTCAGAAGATTCAGCAGGAAGCTCAGAAAGATGCTGTAGATACGCAACTTAAAGTTGCAGAACTTAAACTAGAAGCACAACAAGGGAGAGCAGTAGCTATAGGCTAATATGACAGATACATTACGAGAGGAACACGCTCAACGCCTCCTCAATGATGAGTTACTACAGGAAGCATTTGATACATTAAGAGAAGATTTAATGAATCGCTGGATACACAGTGGTTCGACAGATTCGGAAGCTAGAGAGTCTATCTGGCTTGCGATAAGACTGCTTGAAAGAATTGACGGGCATATAAAGGCTATAATTGAAACTGGAAATATGAACAAGATTCTTGACAAGCAACACCCTTATATCTGATAGAGGAATTTAATTATGGCGGATACGCAAGAAGCCCCGCAAACAACGGTAGCACCGTTGCCAGAGCTGCCCGGTGGTCTTAGGGAAGCACAAGAAGCATTACTCAGCATAGCGGAACCTGAAGAGGAAACACCCGAAACTGAGGAAGCACAACCTACTGAAGAAGAAGAGTCTACCGAGGAAACTCAAGACGAATCATTGGAAGAGGAACCCGAAGAGGAAGAAGAGGCTGAAGAAGCCGAAGAAGAATCTGAGGAACCCGATGAAGAAGCTGAAGAGGAACTCCTGTACGCCGTCAAAGTAGACGGTGCAGAACAGGAAGTAACCCTTGACGAGCTTATGAAAGGCTACAGTCGCCAATCGGATTATACCAAAAAGACGCAAGAGTTAGCAGAAGGTCGAAAAGCTATTGAGTACGCATATAATCAATACAACTCTGAGATCGGAGCATTACAACAGGAGCGTCAGCAGTACATAGCAGCTTTATCACAAGTTGTACAACATTCTTTATCTGGACTAGAGCAGTATAATAATATTGATTGGGAAACACTCAAACAAGAAGACCCCATAGAATATTTTTCTAAGCGTGACGAGCTTCAGCAAAGGCAAGCCCAGTTAGCGGCTAACCAACAGCAGATGGAGCAAGCTCGATACCAACAGAATGCTCAAGCACAGGCTCAACGTGATGAAAGGCAAGGTAAAATTGCCAACTATCACATGACCCAGCTAGAAGAAAAATTACCTGAGTGGAAAGACCCAGATCAGAAATCAAAGATTTGGAATGAAGCTAGGGAATTTGCTCTATCTCAGGGTTATGGAGAGCAAGAGTTTGATTCACTATTAGATCATAGACATTTATTAATCCTATTAAAAGCTAAGAAGTATGATGACTTACAGGGTAATGATATTCCATCTAAGAAAGTTAAGAACAAACCTAAAGTTATTCGTTCTGGTTCACCCAGAGGGAAACAAGCTACTGATAAAAAGAAACGTACTGTCCAAATGAAGCGTCTAAAACAATCAGGCCATATTAAAGATGCGTCTGCATTGTTTGAAGACTTTGTAGAAATATAACTAGAGGAGAACTATAGATGGCAGTTCCTACAAATACTAGGTTGACTTTTAGTGCCATAGGCATTAGGGAAGACCTAAGCAATATCATCTATAACATTTCCCCAACTGAAACACCCTTCTTGAGTGGTTGTGGTCGAGAGACTGCTGACAACACTTTCTTTGAGTGGCAAACCGATGATCTTACCA